ATTCGAGCTAAAACAGGCGTAAAAGTAGGAGTTGCTAATTTGACCGACATCTCTACGGTCCAGGTAGATAATCTTAGTGATGATTATATTCCATATTGGGATGGTCTGGTTTGGCGTAATACTCCTATTATAGATAGTGCTGGACTGATAGGAGTTAACCAAACGAACCCCAGTGTGGAGCTGGATATTGTGGGTGGTGGGAAGTTTAGTGGTGATTTGGATGTCCGAGGGAAATTGCTCGTATATGATTCTTTACAAGTCAGGAGAGCAATATCTGTCGTGGACACAAGTTTGACTCTTCAGCATTTAGAAATATCAAATGGCAGAATAGACCAGTACAACGGAGATTTAAAGCTTGTTTCTAGGCAGCCACTCGGTGGGGGTTTCAGTTTTATAGGTCAACCTTTCAACTCTATAGGGTTTTATGCACTGTTTAACATAGACATGGAAAATAGACATTCCAGATTTTACGGCGGCCTGTCTGTTAGAAATATAGGTGGCGGATATGAAGATGGAGATTTAACAGTACAAGGTTTAGCAGATATAGACGGTAATTTAGAGCTTGGAGCAATTGCCGATGTAGAGGCAGAAATTGACGCAAAACAAGCGACCCTAGTTAGTGCCACGAATATTAAAACAATAGAAGGAAACACGCTTTTAGGTAGCGGAAACATTGACTTAGCGAAGGCCGATGTAGGGCTAAGTGCTGTGGATAATTTATCTAATGCTGACTTGGCTGTAAGTACTGCTGGTCAAACGGCTTTAAACTTAAAGGCTAACTTAGCCTCACCAACCTTTACAGGAACGGTTTCGGGTGTTACTAGCACTATGGTTGGCCTAGGTAATGTCACCAACTTATCTAACGCTAACTTAGCGGTGAGTACCGCTGGGCAAGCGGCTTTAAACTTAAAGGCTAACCTTAGTGGTGCTGACTTTACGGGGGATATTTCAATCAATGGGCATAAAATAGGGATAGGCAACGGTTCATCATTAACAAACATAGCACTTGGAAGGTCGGCTTTACCGATTAATACAGGAACGTATAATTTGGCTATAGGTGAATACAGCTTATTGGCAAACACCACAGGCTCTTTTAACGTAGCAGTAGGAAGAAGTGCAGTAGTAGCCTCTATTACGGGCTCTGCAAATATAGGAATGGGAGCATTTTCCATGCAGGCATTAAATTCTGGTGGAGATAATCTATCAATAGGGGTAAATTCAGGGAGATGGTACACAGGGTCTGCTAACCTTACCACGTCTAATCAGGGTATTTTTATAGGTAACTCTTCAAAGGCCAAGGCAAATACGTCTATAAATGAAACAGTAATTGGATATGCTGCAATAGGAAACGGCAACAACACCGTAACAATCGGTAATAGTAGTGTTACCGGTAACTATTTTACAGGTGATATATTAGGGGATAAATTATTAATAGGCACTGAAACCGACTCAGGCGAAGACTTAATCGTCAACGGAACAGCTAAAATCTCTGGAGATGTGGAGTTTGGTGCGAATGTGGGGGTGGGGACTGCGAGTCCAACGTATAAATTAGACGTTGCGGGTGACGCTAGAGTGTTTTCCTCAACTACACATTCTAGGTTAAGAGTAGACGCCGCAGCAGGATATAATCCTAATTTGTATCTAACTGAAAACGGAGCGACAAAATGGATTGTTTACAATAACAACACTGAGGATGTCCTTAATTTTGCAAATGCCTCTGCATCAACAAAAATGGTTATCGACCAGACTGGCAACGTAGGTATAGGCACATCGAGTCCAACTTTAGCTAATCTTCAAGTTAATGGGTCAATTGGTTCACTCCCAGCCTATACGGCAGCAGCACAGTTAAAACTTGGAGATTCTGGAACACCCTATTGGATAATTCAAAGAAAAGCTAGTTCAGCTGATTTAACATTTTCAAGTGTAACTTCTGGAGATGTTATGACTATGCTTAACTCTTCAGGCAAAGTAGGCATAAACACAACGAGCCCAACAGAGGCACTTGATATAGATTCAGATGCTATTAGAATCAGAACAGCTTCAACACCTGCAAGTGCCACAGCAGCAGGAGCAGTAGGTGAAATAAGATGGGATGCTTCATATATGTATATCTGTACAGCAACAAATACATGGAAGAGGTCAGCGATTGCTACTTGGTAATAAAATTTTAAATAAAAAAAAACAATGAAAAAGTTAGGTTTGATTTTGATGGTTTTATTGGGGGCGTTTTCGGTTAATGCTCAGGAGATTTTTAAAACGGTGGAAAATAGTTCGGTTCAGGTGAATGAGTGGACTACCTATGCCGTAGATGGTGTAGGGAACGCAAAAGTGGTGGACATGGATTTGAGCCTATCCGACTCTATTGTAGAATTTACGATTTACCTATCATTTTACGAGGTGGATACTTCGGGCACTTTCTCTGTAATACCTAGAAGTGGCATGAACGCAGATAGAGAGGATTTCTTTAAAGGCGTGAAGGCTGCTATTGCGGCTCAGGGAGTTTCTGAGCCTAACCTAACTCCTGCGGCTAATGAACAAACTAATAGCATTATGAGGGCTATGTTATCTGGAACAAGGGATCAGAAGTATGCGGCTTATAATGCTATCTTGACTGGGTATGGTGCTCCTCTTTTAGCTCTTGACGAGCAATGAGAATAGTACTTTCTGTGTTAGCCGTTGTCTTTATTCAGACCGTCTATTTTGGGTGGTTTTGGGTACAATTTATCTTTATAATAGTGTACGGAATCAAAAACCCTGCATACTTAAAGAGGTGGCTAAAACAGTTAGGGATGTCTCAGGCTCAATCTGGTAATGCTCAAATGTACCCTACATTAAACTTGTTTGTGAAAGGGGATGATTTTGGGAAAGATATAGACGAGTCGATAAGCCATGTTAGCGGGGTGGTGAAGCATGAAGGAAGGTACAAGTATTTAGGCAGAGTACTTTCTAACGCTCACAATTGGGTATATAAAGTACTAGGACTGTCTGATAATCACCTAGAGGAAGCAAGGAAGAACGCTCAATAGTTGACGATTTAACGCTTCACAAATTATACGTCTACGATGCCACGTCTTGGCAGGCAGCTTGGTAGCGTTTTCTTATTTATTTAGTTATAAGGCTTTTACCTCTCATTAAAGTTTTACCCTGTGTCTGTTACAGCTTATTTATTTAGTTCGTACTGAAACTAATTCTAATATTCAAGTGGAATTAAACAATTTGGCTGGCACGATATGGGCACTAGAGGAATCTTATTTTAATAGGATGTCCTATTTGGCTATGTCCAAGCCCGAAGTTTTAGAAAGAATGGCCGCTCAGGTACGTGACCGTACAGAGCCTTACTTTACAGCTCGCCCTTCTTTGGCTATTCCACAAAGTGGCTCTGTTAAGGCCTCCTCTTCCAGTTATCATCACATGGTGCCTAAAGTGGTATCTAAGAATGGCTTAATCGCTGTAATTCCTATAGATGGTGTAATGACCAGAGAGGGGGATTTCTGCTCGTGGGGCACCTTAGATTTAACGGAGTGGATACTGGAAGCTTCCAATGACCCTGATGTATCTGGCATAGTGCTGGCGGCTAATAGTGGTGGCGGTGATGCCAGCGGTATTGAGATTTTTGATGCGGCTGTGAAGCAGTGCAAAAAGCCTGTGATTGGTTACGTAGGGAATGCTGCTTATAGCGGGGCCAACTGGGCACTGGCACATTGCAATGAAATAGTGATGGAAAGCAAGACTATTTCTGGGATGGGTAGTATTGGCGTTTACACCATGCACGTTGATTTTGAAAAACACCTAGAAAATGAAGGGGTTAATGCTCAAATGATAAGAGCGAGAGGTAGCGAGAATAAGGCTCTTAGCAATATGTATGAAGCATTGCCTGAAGCAGCTAAAAAAGACGCTGAAGACAATGTCACCAAAGTGCGTGAGACTTTTGTGAAGGCCGTTAAATCTGGCCGTCCCGGAGTGGATGAAATTGTTTTTGATGGTAAAACTTTTAATGGTACAGAGTGTATAAAATATGGCTTGGCAAATAGTATTGGCTTCTTAGGCGATGCTATAGCGAGGGCTGATAAACTAGGATAAAACCTGAAAAATTATATGAAAAATTTTGGAAGAAACACATTGGCGACTTTAAAGGCTAATTTTTTTGGTCTTAATACTTCTAGTATAACCGAGCCAGTGGTAGCCGAACCAGTGGTAGCCGAGCCAATTGTAGCCGAGCCAATTGCAGCCGAGCCAATTGCAGCCGACCCAATGGTAGCCGAGCCAATTGTAGCCGAGCCAATTGCAGCCGAGCCAGTGGCAGCCGAGCCAATTACAGCCGAGCCAATTGCAGCCGAGCCAATTGCAGCCGAGCCAATTGTAGCCGAACCAGTTGTAGCCGAACCAATTGCAGCCGAACCAGTGGTAGCCCAGTTCGCTCAAATTTCTGTATCTGATCTTAATCAATTAAGAACAGATGCTGGAAAATGGAAATCTAATGAAAGCGAGTTCAAGGTATTGAAGGATTGGCACTCTAATATGGTAAGTGCCGGTGCTGGTCTACAGATAGATGCTGCCGATGCTAATGTGACGTCTTTTAAAGTAAGTAAGGCTACTCAAATAGCCATAGATGCTGCTGATAAAAGAAAGAAAAAATAAGGTTAGGGTTAATTTCTGAGCCTGTGGAGAGGTGAAGATTTAAACAATTTTTTAACTAACAATTCAATTAATAATGGCGGAAGTTACTGATTCGCTCACCATGGCCGACATTTCTGCTGGTCTTCAAGATTATGTATCTACTAATCAGGAAGAGGTTATTGCAGATGTGTTTGAAATTGGCTTTGGCGGAGCACCGAATAGCCCCATAGTTCCTTTATCGGACTATGTGAATGTGTTGCCTGCTTCGGGTAAAACCATTCTGACAGATCTCGTCACTGGCGATCCTTTGCAGCCTGGGGACAAAGGAAGTTTTGATCCAAAAGATGACTACGCTAGGCTCAAAACGAGAGAAGCGGAGCCACATCCTGTTAAAGTGGATTTGCTTTTTAAAGAGCAAAAAATTAGAGCTCTTTATAAGACCTACATGGCAAAAGTGCGTAACAAGAAGTATGACCCTAAGGTGATGCCTTTTGAGGAGTGGTTGCTGAAAAAACTTAATGTGGACGTTCAGAAATATCTGAGACTTGCCATGTTCACGGCTGTGACTAACCAAGCTGCCGGTACCACAAGCGAAGACCTTTTTGATGGTTTCGTGGAAATTATTTCTGATTTCTTGGTAGAAGACCCAATCAAGACAAACACGGTGGACTTAGATGTTAAATTAAGTCTGCTTACGATTGATAACTGCGTAGATGTTTTCGAGCTCATGGCTGATGCTTTACCAGCAAATTTCGCTTATGGCGAAGAGGCGGTATTGCTCGTGAGTAAGGCTCATAGAGACCTTTACAACAAGTCTTACAGAAAGAAATACGGTACGGTGAGTTACAATAGCCAGTTCGAAAGAATGAATATTGATGGCACTAACGTGGAAATCATAGTAGAGGAAGGTGTGACTGAGTTTGCACGCCCTGTGATTACTACTAGAGAGAATTTCGTATTTCTTTATGATGATTCAAACCCGAGCATTCAGTTTGATTATCAAGTGCGTGATAGGTCACTGGCCTACGTGATGGACTTTAAGGCTGGCGTGGGTGTATGTGCTTCTGAACGCATCTGGACTGGCGTCTGGACTGCTGAGTAAGCTCACTTTTTAAAATATTACCTCTCCCCGATTGCTGCAAGTGGTAGCGTCGGGGGATAGGTTTCAATCATTTAAATTAATTAAGTAATGCCGAAAATAAATTTTGCGAGTTTAGCTGCTGACAATCACCAAGCTGGAAATCCTGCTGGGGCTGTTAGAATAGCTATTATGCTTGCTAAGACTTTTACTGCAAACTGGCCTGTGGCGGCCGATATTGTAGAGGGAGAAATAACTACCGTGACCAGTGGTGTGTTACCAGCGGATACGGAATGGACTGTTTATGAGGTGCCTCAAAACACAATAAGCTGGGATGATGAGCTAATTAACGAAGATGGCTTTCAGAATTATAAGCAATCTATAGAGTTTATGATAGCTGGATTTTCTAAGGAAATCCAAGTAGAGCTGGCAAAGCATATGAATGCCAGATCCGTGATTCTTGTAGAGATGAATGACGGTCAGTGGGCATGTGTGGGCACTTCTAATAATGGAATTGGCCTAAAAGCTTCTGGTGGATCTGGAAAGAGTGGAACAGATAAGCGTGGAAAAACGCTTAAAGGAGAGCAAAATGGCTATGGCTGGGGTGTGGTACCCGTAGCATCGGCTGTGATAGCTGATATCACATTTACGGCTGTAGCGTAAATAAAGTGTTATGAAAGAATTTAAGTTTAAACGCGGAGTTAAACAAGGTGTACAGCGTTACTGCCCCAATCGGGGATTAGTAACGCTGAATACTGATTTGTCTGATGCGATAGCTGAGGAGTTTATTGCAGCTGGTGTTACAGGCATTTTTGAAAAGGTAAAGGCTCCAAAACCCGAAAAAAACAATGGCAAAGAAAGCATTAAAGACTTCAACGAAGGAGCCAGTGATACCGATTCCTGAAGAGGTTAGTATTGCGGAAGTGGCTGCCAAAGAGGAAGCGGCCAAACTAGAAGCTGAGGAAAATCTTGGTAAAAATAGATTATCAAAGGGCCAAATAGCCGCTTTACTGGCTGAGAAAGCTGAGCGTAAAAAAAGAGGCGAAGCCAGAGCCGCCACCAGACCTAAGTCTAAGCCCGGTAGCTTGGTGAACAGAGGCAGATAAGTGAATGAATCATTTTGATTATAAGAGAATGAAAGTCCCAATGATGTTGGGACTTTTTTTGTAAGTTTGAGATGCAGTTAATAATTACCTTATATGGGTTTTCTAGGATACACCACTACGTCAAGTTATTGTCGGTAGGCAAAGGGATGAAAGTGCCCTTTTTGGTGTACCCTGGTATATTATTGACTGCAAGGACCAACCGACATTTTCAATGCCTCATTTGTTTGCAAATACTCCTTGCCTCACTGACAAGCTCGATAACCCTACTGGTTTGCTTGCTTCTTTAAATTGCCATTTGGCCGAATGCGAATTACCCGACCATTATGATGAACCGGACGAATACGTGGAGATGGTCACTTATAAAGACACTATTCAGGACTTCGTTGATTTAATTCAAAAACTACTGAGCAATGATAGACTTGCCAAAACTGCAGCTCCAGATAAAGAAGGAGCAAATGGAAAAATACCTTAGAAGGGGAAAAATTCAGCAACCTGAGTTTGACGACTTTATGGTGGGTTACAATGAGGCGACGCGTCAACCCTTCCGCTCCGCTCAGGGTTCTAAATCAACAAATGCCGATCCCAAGCCTCCTACGACTTCTGTAAAAACCAAGGAGTATGCTCCTGCTCCCATAACTCCAGGAAGTGAAAAAGAAAGGCTTTTGATGGGCTTAAAAAAAGAACAGGCAGAGGTAGACACTCAAAAGGCATTGCTTTCTAACTCTTTACAGGACTACCCTACCACCACCAATGTTAAGGATATAACAGACAGGATTTTAGGATTAAGAGAGCTGTGGTCCAGCTTCTCAGATAAGATCATTCATGTGATGGAACATGGGATTTTGCCAAATGAAGCTCCAATATTAGATCCTGAATTTGAGCGTGCTTTACCAAGTGATAAATTTGAACTGGATAAAGCGATAAGGAACCTTAGAAGCAATATTTCTAAGTGGAGAAAGGCTTTTAATGCTGCCAAAACGGAAGCAAAAAAACAAGGCTACACCACCAGACTGGCTCATGGCGAAATGAAAATGGACGCCATGGAGACTAAATTTAAAAGCTTATGAAAGGCGTACTGGTGCTGCTGATGGGAAATTTGGCTAGTGGAAAAAGTAGTCTTATTGAGGCCGTGAAGCCTGATTTAAAAGACTCTGTAAATTGTCTGGGAATAGATGAATATAGAACCCTTTATGAGGCTCATAACTACGAAAACGAAACAAAGGCTTGGACTGCTCTAATGTCTGACGTTTCAGAAAGTGAAAATGTGCTACTGGAAACGTCTGGCACTTCTAAATGGATAAAGGAGATCAAAGCCTCCTGGACTGGCTTGATAATTAGTGTCCATCTAAAGACACCTGAGCATGTTTGTGCCAATAGGTTTTCTGACAGAAGAAAGTCAGGCTACAAGTCCCCTCCAATGCCGTTTTTTAAACCCTTCGATAAAGCCATTAAGGATATTGGCAGTTTGCTGATGTTTGAAAATAGCGAATACACGATTGACGGAACGCTGCCTGAGGACATCGCCTCAAAGTATTTCTATTGTATTTTAGAGCAACACAATTTGCTTGCTTAATTTCTATCCTTGAAATGGCAATTGCCATTCTTCTTATTTGTTGCAGTATTTAATTATTAACTGCAATTATGATTAACGAACTGTTTCTCACCGAAAAGGTGAAGGTGTCTAATCTGATACCCAGTGTTAAAAATCCCCGAAAAATAAAGGCTGAAGAGAAACGGAAACTGTGGGAGCGTCTTCAAAAGTATGGCCTAATATCTATTCCTGTGCGTGATGCAGATGGTACGCTTCTTGGCGGTACGCAGCGTTGTGAGCTGCTTCGCCAGTATGGTTTTGGAGACATCGAAATAGATGTAAGAACGGCCACCAGGAAACTATCTGAGGAAGAGCTGAGGGAAGTGATGATTATTGAGAATCAACATGCTGGAGAGTTTGACATGGAGAAGCTCAAAGAAGAATTTGACGAATTTCTAAACCTTGATGATTTTGGGATAATGCTGGAAGAGGCAGGGGCTCAAATAGCCGAGATGGTAGAAACTGACGAACCAGAAATGCCGATAGTGCCAAAGTTCTCTGAGAAGTATAGTGCCGTGGTAATAGTCTGCACCAATGAGATAGACGAGAATAATCTTTTTGAAAAGCTAGAAATAGAAAGAGGACAATGTTATAAGAGCCAGAATGTAGGACTTATGAAAGTTATTGACGCTAAAAGACTGATGGAGCTATGGAAGTAAAAGTGGTCATTCCTTCACATAAAAGGTGGGATAGAGTAAACACCATCTCTGCGGTAGATAACGCCATTTTGTGCGTAGAGGAATCTCAAGCCAAAATGTATGCAGCATGCAATCCTGGTATAGAAATAGTGACGCATCCAGATGCCATTATTGGTTTGGCCAGAAAGAGAGATTGGATCATAAAGCACTTCAAAAACGTGATGATGCTGGATGATGACATTGCTAACCTCACACGTGTTTATACAGAAAAAGGCGAGGAAACAATTGTGGAACCAGATGTGGCTTATGACATTATCCAGCTTGCGGCTAATGCCTGTCATGATGCTGGGTTTTTTCTCTTCGGATTTTCTACGGCCCCTACTCCACTACACTTCAAGAGTCCAGAACCTGTGAGATTCTCAGGGTACTTCACTGGCTGTGCTCACGGTGTTTTGGAAGGTTCTAAGCTTTGGTATAATCCAGATATCATCTGTAATGAGGATTATTGGATTAGCTGCCTAAATGCCTACCATCATAGAGGTGGTTTTAAGGATTTAAGGTTTTACTGGAGACAGCGTGAGACTTTTGTGAATAGAGGTGGACTGGCAGAGTTTAGAAGCACAGATGCCGAGGAGCAAGATTTCAAGCTACTCCAGAAGGTTTTTGGTTCTGATGTTATATCTTTGAGAAAGAATAAAGGGAAGATGAAACACGCTTTCCAGAAAACATTTAAACTACCTTATTGATATGGATAAGCTAATCAATTCGAGAATGTTATTGTCCATGGATTGAACCTGTAATATCTGAGGGCACAATATCTATCAATGTAGATTCTGGCTCTTATTGTTATTTATGAAATAATTGAGGATTCGCTGAAAGCCACCTGAGAAATCGTGTGGCTTTTTTTGCCAATATGAAGTAAAAAGCAGATAAAACGGTATTAATAAGGTTATTCAGGAACAAAAAGGGTAGTTCTAGAGTCGTTTGGTGATTGTACCTTTGTGATGTTAAAGGCTATAGCTCTTGTCATGGGTATAGCTAATTTTTCATCAAAACGTTAAACAACTTTTATTATGTCAGAAATTACATTAGAACTAATTACCATTAAAGAATTAAAGGCAGTCCTAGAAAACACTCCAGATGATGCTACCATAATGCTTGCCAACAAATCGGAAGAGCATGGAAGTCATAAAATTGCCACTACTATGAGCAAATCTCACGTTACAACTATTGTCAGAGCCGAGAACTTTAAAATGGCTGCTAAAGGGCATCCAACAATTACTGAATTTCCTTATCTGATTTTGGAAACAGTTACTACTAAAATTGCGTAGATATTTTAGTTTGATTCGTATAATTGAAGCGGAAAGCGAGATAGGCCTTTAAGATTAAGCCCTCTAAGAATTCAGAGGGCTTTTTTATTGCCAAATCTTCTGATTCTGGCTGCCACATTTACTGCTCTTCTGTTTCTGTAAATCGCTCATTTTCATGAGATTTCTGATGTAGTTAATTATTCACTTAAACATCAGAACACATGAGAATTCGATTAAAAAATGGGACAAACGCCCCGAAAAATTCAAGTATTTTTAGATTTTGTAATCGTACCGGCAAGTCGGTAGATGAGTACTATGTATGGGCTAAAGAGTGCGGCCAACGAGCCTCCAATAATTACAAAGACAGGATGCTTTGTAAGAAATTTGGTCTGGCAGAAATCAGCGAAATTAAAGGTCATGCAGCAGTAAGTGATGACGTGCCTTTTTCATATTCAGATATCAACAATTTTCTATTGAATGAAATCCAGAACCCTGCGGAACTGGCTTCTAATTATCTTATGGCCGTGGCCAATAGAGATATTGATGATAGTGTTCCGGGTTTTATTAATTCCCATTTAAGCCAAACCACCAAACAAAGCTTTGAACGCTTCTGTGATAAGAATAAGCTTTCGGATGTTTCTGCATCTTGGTTTAGTAAAGATGGCCTTGAGCTAGATGTTCAGGCTATGGAGATGTCAACCACTTTTGGCCGTGAGATTACAGAGGAAGCTATTGTGGAATATTTGACCACTTACCGCAAAGGCAAATACAGGTCTTATAATGAATCTCACTTAGAGAAGTTTGAGGCAAGAATGGAAGAGCTCTGTGGCTTCAAAATCACTGAAAAATACGCAATGCATCTTGACAACCTCGTTAGAGGCGAAATAGAAGTAATGGCGGATGAAGATGCCCCATTTTAATTGTGGGAAAGCTAACATATGAAGTGCCTGCAGAGTTGAAAGACTTTGCTGCCACTTTTGATGCTATCTCTTATAGGCATTCAGATTATGGAACGGTGTTTGGCGATTTCCTGGGCTACATCACTGGAGGATTTCTAGTAGATGGTGATCCTCTACTGGCAGCAGAACTTCAGCGAAAGTACGGAGATGACTACGGCAAGTTCAATGAACTCGTGGTCCATCTTATTAAAGCATATGGTGTAATGGTGAAGGATGATAATTCTTGGTACGATGGCCTTGGTATTTTCTATGAGATAATCGCCAGTAGGTATAAGTCAAGTGCTTTAGGTCAGTTTTTCACACCTCCGTGTGTTGTTGATTTAATGTCTAAGCTTATCAATCCAATTGAAAGAGAGACGGTCAATGATCCTTGCTGTGGAAGTGGCCGTTTAATTTTAGCTGCCAAAGTAGTTAACCCGAAACTGTGGGCATACGCGGCGGACGTAGATCCTATTTGTGCAAAAATGACAGCCGTAAATATGGCCATACATGGCTGTAATGGTGAAGTGGCCTGTATGAATACCTTAACAATGGACTGGCGTTTTGGCTATGTTGTGAATCCATATCTGGGCTTACCTGGTATAAATCCATTCCCTCACTTGCGGCCAGTCCACTGCTGGGAAGAGTCGCGATTCTATGTGAAAGCACCTGAGTTGAAAGCTGCTGCAGAACTTAAATTAGAGACTGGTCAGTTGGCCTTGTTTTAGACAAAAAATAATAGGATTATCGCTTTTAATATCCGTTTTGCTGGGAGAGATTACAGATGTAGTTAATCATAAACGTAATCTTTAAAACACCAGAACAATGCAAAAAATCATCTTGACAATCGCGAAAAATGAGAATTCAACTTTCGAAGCCGCAAATGGCCGGTACCAGTTCACGTCAAATAAGGGCGAGTCTGTACCAGCTTTTAGATTCAGAATTAACAAGCACTTTATGAACTCTGCAAGTACAGCCCAAATCTTCTTTGTGCATGAAAAATAAAGCCAAGCACAAAGCCAAAATCATTGCTCTACTTCCAGAAGTAGAGCAAGTGGCCGTGAAAGCATATTTCAAGAAACACCCGGACAAAGTTTGGGGAGAGCAAAGAAGCTTGCTAAAAGGTCATTCAGACCTTCCGTTATTTTCAGCTGCATCGGACGAAAAGCAGCAAGACTTATTTGAGCAGTAAACAAAAAGCCCAGCGTCAACTGGGCTTTACTGTTCTTAAAAAATCAATTGTAGTTAATCATCTCAGAACGAGTGTAAAAATGGACAAAAAATTTAGAATACCAAACATTAAGATGACAATGAAGTACAAGACACGAGTGCCAAAAGAGGAGTTATATCATATAACCTCCATCGAAGACGCTTATAATGCTTTCATGGAAGTCTTTAACGCAGACAATGTAGACTGGTTTGAAGAGGCATTTATCTTATGTCTCAACAGATGCAATAAAGTGATAGGCAGCTATAAGATTTCGCAGGGTGGTATATCAGGAACCATTATGGACCCGAAAATAATATTCGGGGTGGCACTCACATGCCAGTCCTCGGCCATTATTGTGGCACACAATCACCCCAGCGGAAACCTTAAACCGTCCAATTCAGATACCGCGTTGACTAATAAATTAAAGGAGGCCGGTAAGTTATTAGACATTTCAGTAATAGATCATTTAATTATTTCATCAGAAGGGTTTTACTCCTTCGCTGAGGCAGGCAAACTATGAGCAGATACGATTTAAAAACAGTTAACCAGTATGATTTTTTTGAATGCTCTTCAGCTTTACAAAAGAGTATCAGAAGGGGAATAGAGGATGAAGCCATGTTTTGGGCAGTGGAACTGTTCAATTCCAATTTTCATGAATACATCTGGAAACGGCTACGTATAATGAGTAGCGAGGATGTAGGACTAGCAGAGCCAAATCTTTCTTCTGAAATATATGCCCTTTACATGATGCATAAAGAGCAGGCCAAAAAGAAGGACGACAAGAATAAGCCAGAGCGTTTATTTTTAACTCATGCGGTTTTGAAGCTGTGCCGTTCTAAAAAGTCAAGAACCATAGATTGGGCATTGATTTACTTTTGGGGCTGCCATCAAAAACGGCTGCGACCTGTTCCAGACTATGCTTTTGATAAGCATAATGAGAAGGGAAGAAAGCTGAAAAGAAGTTGGAAACACTTTTTTGAAGAAGGAACAATTTTAGTATCTGACGCCAAGCATCCTACCGAGGAAGCTTATAAGGAACTTGCAGAGTCTTCAATCTTAAAGACCTGTGGTGATGGATTATTTGATTAATATAAATTGCCCTGCCATTTGGTGGGGCTTTTTTTGTCCTAAAAACTTCTGCCCTTGAAACGGCAATTGCCGTTTTCCAGTTTTGGGCATGGCTTTAAAGAAATTTACCAGTGCTCGCATTAAAAGGCTACTCAAAGTAAAGCCCAAGGAAATAGAAATATATCTACGGTATTACCTCAATGAAATTGAATGGGAGACTTTAACTGAACTACAAGCCGAAAAGCTAGAACGGTACCAGAAGATTTGGAGCTTCTATGCCATGGGAAGGACTCAGAGCATGATAATTTCTGCTGTGATGAAAGATTACGAAATTCAAGAGCGTCAGGCCAAATATGACTTAGCTACCTCCATAGCCATTTATGGAAAACTTAGCCAAGTAGACAAAGATGGCCGAACAGCTGCAAGTATAGAATATTATGATATGCTGAGCCAGCTGGCCTTGAAAGATAAGCAGTACCTGGTATCTATTTCGGCAAGAGCCAAAGCCGACGAGCTAGCAGAACTCCATGTGAAAGATACCGAAGGGCACGATCCAGAAAAGTTCATGAGACCTACCAAGATGGTTTGGAATGTTCAGGTGAATAATTTCTCAGGAAATGAGTCTAAGGCCGAAACTCAAACGATAAGTCTCGATGAGTAGTAGCCTGTCAATAAACATAAACGACAAACAGCGTAAGCTTATTCAGTCCAGAGCCAATAGAAAAAGCTTTATCGGTGGCAGAGGCTCAGGGAAATCTATGGGAATGGGTTTCCTCATTGGACTTATTTTTGAAAACTTCCCTCGTGCCACTTGGGTGGCTGCCGGTCTTTCATATGTGCAGTTGGATTCTATCATACTTCCAAACCTTAGAAAGTCCTTGGAAAAAATGGGCTACCATGAGTATGATCCAAAATTCGCCACATACGGTGTTTATGTGGTAGGAATTCAGGCCCCCAAACATTGGATAAGACCTTATGAGAAACCAGGAAAGCGAATAATCCAATACACTATCAGCTTCATTAATGGTTTCACAATAAGACTGGTATCCCAAGATAATAAAGACACACACAGAGGATTATCAATAGATGGCATATTGGTGGACGAATCTGCCACTATATCTTTTGATTTTATTCAGGAGATATTAATGCCAGCCTTACGTTCAGATGTTACAGCTCCATACGTAAACCATCCTTGGCACTATGGATTCTTCGATTTCTCCTCTGCCTCCTGGACTATTCAAGGTAATTGGATTTATGATACAGAGGAAAAGCATAAGATAATGCTAGAGTATAGAGCGAAACAAGTTGAAAAGTTTGGTGAGCAGTGGCACCATGATAACCATCCTACGCACCTATTCATTGAGGCCACTTTTAAAGACAACCAGCAGTTTCTTCCAGAAGGTTATGAGTCAAGACTTCGTGATGCCATGGATCCATGGAAGTTCAATGTCGAAGTACTTAATCATAGAATAGTCAAGCTGCCAAACGCATACTATCACGGCTTCAATGGCGAAACTAATCTATACAGTAAAAGTTACGACTACCATTTGAATGATAAGAACGTAACCACGTGGTCCACGAATGACTACCATTCAGATAAGCCGCTTGAATTATCAATGGATTTCAATGCAGATATATGCTGGCTTCTAGTATGTCAAGAATACGGGAAAGAGTTTAGAATAATAGATAGTGATTTCAAAAAGCCAGCTGTTACGTCACAAACTCAAGAAACAAACCTATTAGTACAACTTGCAGAGTGGTTTAATGAAAAGTATAGTGGCCACTTGAAACGAGACGTGTTTATATATGGCGATCCAAATGGAAACAAGCGTTCAGCTTCAACGTCATCATCCAATAAAGTATTCTTCGATGAGTTCTGTGATAAACTCAAAGAAAAGAAATGGCGAATATTCAGAAGAGAATTAACGAGCTACCCAAACTCCAAGGATCGGTACACTCTTGTCAATAATCTTTTGTCCGGATATTCCGAGAAATCCCCTAGGATTAAGATCAATCAAAACACGAATAAATCCTTCATAATTTCCCTACAAAATACCCTAGTAAAAACCGACAAGTCATTCTCGAAAGACAAGTCGTCTGAATCAAAAGCCAGACTACGAGAGTACGCAACCGATCCAACAGATGCGTTTGACTACATCGTTTGGGCTAAGTATAAAAAGCTTTTGCCTAATTCTGGTTGGAGCAATACTGGAGTAATCATCAAATAACTATCTATCTACATTCTATTTTTTAAACGGCAATTGCCCAATCCGTTATAGTGGGGGATTCTATGGGTTTCCTTTCATGATCGTCTTGAATGAGAAAAACGGCTGTAAGCATTTTAAGGTTAGAATCTTAAATAAATAATTCTTGCATAAATGGCTAAAAAACTTTTGCCCTGTTTGCTGTATTGGCTGTTTTATATCATTGTGTATGGATTCAAAGATTGGATTGAGAGCCGCATTGTCTGAAATGAACAAAGTTGATTCTGTTTTTTCTATTGAGTATAGAAAGTTAAGTGGCGAATATGGATCTAAGAATAGATGCTGCTTGCGGCCAAGTTCCAACAGACTGAATGAAGTTAAGAGATATAATAGAAGCGGACTTCTGAAACTCAGAAACCTTAATGAGGGAGGTGACTTTGAAGTGAAAATTGATTTCCTATTAAAATTTAATGGTCAAGGGATTGACTTTCTGGCATGAAAAAATTAGGGCATGGTACTTATGTTCATAAGTACAATAGCGAAGGCAGTAGCGTGTTAGTGACTTTTGGAAAAAATGCAGATAAGCAAATTGACGGTGACAAGTACACTAGCGGTAATGGTACTGCCAAGCCTGAATCTGGTAAATATTTTTCAAGAGGAAAAGACGATAAGCGACTGTTGCAAATGCATAAGCTGGTGACTGAATCACCGAACAAATGGCAGCTGCTAGAGACGAAAGCTAGTTTTATTGCTGGGCTTGGTATTTCTCTTTTTGAGCGTACTGTGGAAAATAACCGAATGGTTTTAAAGCCTGCATTTGATAGTGCTTTTGATGCTTGGTTAGAGGATTTGGATATAAGTACTTATGTGGAGCAAGGCAGTATGCAACTGGCTTTTAGTTCTGAGATTAATGCAAGAATGGTGCTTGATACTAAAACAAAGAAGCCCATAGCCTTGGATGTCATTGAAAATAATGAGCTGAGGGCGGAAGTGCCAGTGGCGACTGCCTCAAAGCTTAATTCATTTTGGATTTCTAACCAGTTTGGTCATAAAAAATGGGTGAATAAAAAGGATTGTTTGGTGATTCCTGCTTTTGATAAAGCTAAGCCTGAAAAGCATGCGGCTAGCTTGATTCATTTATTGGGCGGAAAGCCGATGCAAAAAATTTATGGCTGGGCTGGATGGTGGGGAACTGAGGCCTGGACAAATGTGGCTAATGGTGTACCTAAGTTTTATGCAGCAGCTTTTCGGAATGGTTTTTTTGTGACGCATCATATAAGTTTTCCTGAAAGTTATTTTGACAAATGGGGTCTGGATGAAAAGGAGACTGAGGTGCTGAAAGAGAAAACTTTGGCAAGCATTACTGATGTGCTTTCTAGCGTGGAAGAGAGTAACAAAGTGCTTATTACTTTTCATAGGGCTTCTTATGATCGTGGTGGTGTGCTTAATGAAGTTAAGATTACGCCTATGCCGAACCCGATTAAGGATGATTCTTTTATTAAGATGTTTGAGGCGGCTAATTTGGCTCAGGCTTCTGGCCATGGTGTGCCGGCTAAACTGGCTGGTGTGCAGATTGGCTCTGTGATGGGTAGTAGTGGCAAGGAGATAGCTGCTGAGGCTGCTTACTTACAAGATTACTTGACGTTTTTTGACCGTGAAAGGCTGGTAAAACCTGTACGGATAGCTGCTAAGCTGCAAGGCGGATGGGAGAAGTACCATATAGGTATACAGCGAATAGATAGCTACGTGCAGGGCTCTACTGCTGAGGATAATGTTTCTCACCCTAATAATAATTAAAGTATGCTATTTAAGACGATTACGCAATTCAAAGCTAGTTTTGGTGGGATTCAACGCACAATGAACTGGGAAACTTGGAAGCCATTTATTATTGAGGCTGAGGAGTTTTTTATGATTCCGGCTATTGGTTCTGAGCTTTTGACTGAACTAGCGGCACTGGTGCCTGATGATGATACGGCTATTGCTGGCACTGATAAACAAAAGGCTCTTATCTCTAAGCTGCAAATAGCGTGTGCTGCTTATGCCGATTTTGCAGGGTGGTTTAGAATGATAATGACTACTGGCGACGCTGGCAAAACTTCTCCCTCTCCTGCCAACATGCAGGCTCCTGCGAAGTGGGCTACGGTAGGTGGCCGTAAAGATGCGATGGCTAGAGGTGACAGAGCTGTGGAGCTGGCTCTACAATATTTGGAGGCTAATGCTGATGATTTTGCGACATGGACGGATAGTGCTCAATACACGATAGACAAGAGTTTATTTGTGAGCGGTGCTACTGAATTGACATTAATGTTTCCTCATGCTAAGAATAGCAGAAGGATGTTTATGGGATTGAAGCCTAGAATTCTGGAGTCTCAAAAAGGGTTTTTGCGTAAGCTGATTGGTTCTGGTTTTATCACTGATTTGCTGGCTAAGAAAAAGTCTGGTGAAGGTAGTGCTGATGAGAAATTGGCTATTGAGATGATTAGCAAAGTGGTGGCTCTAAAGGCTGTGGTGGAAGGGATGCCGTACCTGAATATTTCTGAGGACTGGCGTTTAATTTCTGAAACTGATGGCATCAATAATGAGGAAGTACTTTCCGGTGCAAGGCGTGATGAAATAATGCTTAAAGAAAGTGATAATCTGGAGATGGCTAAAAACGAGCTGATGATTTTTTTGAACGCTACGGCTACTGATGCTATTATGCCCATTTATTTTGGGAGTGTTTATTATACCGACGCTTCGAGTGCCTCTGCGACCAGCGGTGGTTTTAAGAATGATGCTGAGAATAAATTTTTCGTGCTATGATTATGGATAAGAGACTGGCTAGTGCTGACCTGATTACGCTGGATAGAATAGGTACGCTGCACCCTGCTATTAGGAAAATAGTGCTGGAGCTGTATCTCCAGCTGAACTATTATTTTCTAGGCAGTGGTGTTAGGCTGCGGTTTTCTTGGACTTTTAGGACGGCTTTTGAGCAAAACACACTAGCCAATAAGAGGCCAAAAGTAACGAACGCATGGGCATGGCAGAGTATCCATAATTATGGGTTGGCTTTTGACATTGTGCTGCTTTATGATAAAAATGGGGATGGGATTTTTGAGGAAGCCAGCTGGGATTTGAGACGTGATGGTGATAATGATGGCGTGGCTGACTGGCTGGAATGTATTACTTGGTTTGAAAGCAATGGGTTCCAGAATGGTTTCATAAGAAACGGAAAGAAATGGGATAGACCTCATTTCCAAATGGATTTTGGTATGGGATGGCGTGAGATGAAGGCCAAGATAGATGCTGGTGACTATGATACCGAGGTAGTGCATGGCGTGACTTATAAGTGGATCAGGATTTCTGACGAACTTATGGAAGCAGCTTAAATGATTTCATTTTTTCTATTCTGTTTAATTATTAGGGAAGTGTTTTAAAGGTGTGCTCCTGTGGGGCTCACCTTTTTGTTTTATACCGATCTGGTAATTATTGTTATGCCATTACGGCTACCAGTTTGATGAAAAAGTTTTACCCTGTTTTGTGGTTTTCGCTTTTGGCATCTTGAAGTCCAAATCAATAAGGTCCTGTATTCTTGAGAGGATCATTACTTAACTAAATATTTTCATGATGAAATGTAGAAACTTTTTGTACGGCCTAATTATGATGCTGGCTGTGGGACTGACGTCTGGAGCCTCGGCTACGGGGCAAACCAAGATTGGAACTTTTACGGATGCTGAATATCCTGTTTATCTTATTGGGTACACTCTGCAGGCTAGTCCAGACGGTAATTTTATGCTTTTTAGAGGTGGCAATTTTCAAGGGCATGAGCTGGTAAAAACAGACGAAGGGGTTCCTGATTTTAGTCCTTGGTTATTGAATCACACAGATTGGGGTGGGATGAAGTTGCCCGACATTTCGGCTTTGCCTGAAATTCAAGGGTGGGATATCTGCTACTGTTATGATGTGCCTTCTAATGTGACGGGGTACGGCTTATGTAAAGAAAATATATCCTACCAGGCTTATAAAGATGACCCGAATCTAAGATTATTTAAAACGGCTAAGGCTGCAAAAAAGGAGGTACGGACGATTCCTGATACTGATCCTATTGTTATTGTGCCTCATGAACCGGAAGAAAATGGTGGGGATACGAATAACCATATTGGGAAGGTGGGGTATTATTATGGGTCTAGTTATGCAGCACTAAAAGCAGAGATGTCTGGAGGTGTGGCTGAATATGATTTTTACGGACAGACTGGGGTTAACTACCCCAGTGTGCGGAATACTAAACTGGCTGAACGGCAAGTAGTGAATGGACTGGCGACTATTAGCTTACCTAGCCACTCTACTACGGCTAATGCTTATCTGATTAATGCCAGAGTGCCGAGTAAAATAGAAATGAGCCTTTATGATGATACCGGTAGGCTGGTTTGGAAATTATATGATACTAAAGGTGGGATTCATCCGGGAAGCACTGGCATAAAAATGCGTGGCAATAATCATCCTGACGACGCTCATTTTTATATAAAATTCGGTGAATATAGATTGAGGGTTAAGAACCTTAATATTCCTTCTAGTGGATTTGGGCTAGGCTCAGGGACCGACGATATTGATATGAGTATTAGGTTTGAGTTTTTGAATTCTAATGAGCATGTGATTGATACTAAAGTGGGGCCTGGTGAGACTCGGGATTTTCTGCTTGATATGGCTTCTTTAAAGAATGATTGGCTTGGTTTTAAATTGAACTGTAATCTTTACTAGTAATGGACTCTATAAAACCTACCCTTGTGACTTTTCTTTTTTCTTTTTTTACTGGTGGCGACCTTGCTTATAATCTAATCAAATGGTGCGTTATCGTTTTAGCCTTACTATTCTGGATGGCTAGAAATAGGCGGGAGGTGAATGAGTTTTATGGGGGTAGTTTTTGGGAATATTTCAAATCAATTTTTAAATAAAAATAAGATGGGCAAAATTTTTAGGAATAAGATTTCTTTTTGGATTTTGTGGGGCATAGGAATCGCCGCTTTAGGAGGTCAGTTTTATAGGTATTGGACGGGTACACTGGAGGGTAGTTGGCTGGACATTGCTGTTTTTATTATTGCTATTGGCTTTGTAATGTTCCCTAAGTCTTTGGCCGATATAGTGGAAAGCTGGGCTAAGTCTAAGACCGGGATGGATGATGAGAAGTAATTATGATTAAGGCTATTTTTTCTTTTTTCACTGGTGGTGGCTTAAAGGCTGTATTGTCTTCTGCGTCTTATGCTCTTGTGGGTATCGTGGTGGCTATTGCTGTTTGGCAGATTAATACATGGTTTCGCGTTAATCCTGTGGAGAAATCGCTTGCCACTTCGAGGGCCTCTGTGACCGCTACGGCTGACAGTTTGCTTTCTGCGAAAAATGACTTGACTCTTAGGGTGCGTGAGGTGGGTGAGTTGCAAATGACGATTCAAAAAGTGAGTGGTACGGCTAAGGTGGATCGTATTAGTTTTGATAGGCAGATAGTTGGGCTTCAACGTACACTTAGGACGGTGGTGGACGCTTCGAGAGGCTCAGCGACCGAGGATAGTATTTATATTAATAAGCTAGAATCTGGCGTGAGGGTGGATCTGGTGAGGCTGGTGTTTAGGAAGCCGCTGTTTTCTGATAAATTGAGGTTAACGGATTCTACTTATACGATTGGTGTTGGGTGGGGATTTCCTGTTTTTGATGGGATTCGGAGTCTTGAATGATGCTAGTTGAAGAGGAATGTGATAATTAGGGAGAGGATGGCTAGTGCCAAAATAATTGTGAAATACCACTGGCTCATTTGTTGGCCTCGTTTGCTGAATCTTGGGTTGTTAGGGTCATAAGTCATTTACAAATCTAAAAAGTAATGAGAAAACGAAAGACTGTTCCTGAATCTTTTAGTGATCTGAGCAAAGCGGAGATTGGGGCTGTGCTGCCGCTTCTTATGCAATTAAAATATTATGGGCATGATTACGACAAAGTGATCCAAATCTTTAAAGCTGTGCTTAGGGCTTTGAAGGTTAGTTTTTCTGATAATAATATTGTGATCCTTAATTTCTTAGAAAAAATGTTATGGCTTATTAACGCTAAGGTGCGTTCTAAGCCATTTTTGTTTGTTACAGTGAATCGTAAAAAGTACTATCTACCAGCAGAGAATTTTGCTGATACCAGTGGCCTAGAACTGGCGATGGCCAATATTTATTATTTGAAGCTGGCAACGATTCGAGAGCCTGAGCGACCAACCCCAAGCACTGACAACGGTGCTGTATCTGTGAGTCAGACTAAATATTTGAACTTGTTACTGGCTACTATTTGCCGTACGAGCACTTCGAGCACTTCGAGAGCCTCAGTGACCGACTTATTTACCAAGAATGGTAAAAAAGTTATTCGGGATGATTTTGATAGTGAGATTTGTGAGGAGGCCGCTGAGAGTTTTGATGAGATGGACTTAGGCGAGGCTTATGCTGTGCTCCAATACTGGGAGAGTATGAATGCCGATTTTATGCAGGCTTATAAGCAAGTATTTTCTAATGATGATGACGATAGCCCCGGTCTTTTTGAAGGTGGGGAAGGCTGGATTGCGGTTTTGGAGGATATTGCTAAAGATGGCGTGCATGGTGATTTTGAAAGAGTGTGCGGAACAAATGCTCATACGCTCTGGATGTATCTGAAGCATCAAAGAGTTATGGCTGTTGCATCTGCACTTCGGCAAGCTCAGTGACCGAAAGAATTTATAATTGAAAATTTATAATTGATATATAATGGAATTGATTGCTGGAGACTATGCAAGCTTTATAGGTTATTTTGAGGATTGGGCTAATGGCCATGCCGATATAAAGTTCTTTATGTACGGCGGAACCCCTTTGGATGGTGTAGATCAAGCGACTGGCTGTCCAGATTTTGCATACCCTTATATCTGGCTAGAGTCTCCTGTTATTAAGTTTAATAGTAATGGCGGCGGCAGTTATTTTGACATTTTCCATGTGGATATAAATTTTATTGCTACGGCTCCTTTAGATGATTTGGCAAAACAAAGGGCTGCGTCTGCTG